ACTCTTGCTGGTGAGAATGTAAAACCCATTCAGCCTGGAACAATTCCAGAGTGTCGTGAATTTTTAGAGAGGTACGAGAGTGTCGACAATTTTCCTATTTTTGGGAATAATCGCTATGAGTATGCTTATATTGCTGATGAGTATCCTGACGATATTCTTTGGGATGTCAGTAAAATACTTATTGCCTATCTTGATATCGAAGTTGGATCCGAAAATGGATTTCCTGAACCAAGAGATGCAAATGAAGCAATCACAGCAATCAGCATCAAAGTTAAGGGTAATTATTTTGTGTTTGGTTGTGGCGATTATGTCAAGCATCGTGACGACGTGCACTATGCAAAGTGTCGAGATGAGTCAGACCTCATACGACGCTTCCTCGACCTATGGAGCCGATGGCATCCAGATGTAGTCACTGGTTGGAACGTCGAGCAATTCGATATTCCATATCTTGCAAATCGTATCACCAAGATTCTTGGTGAGGATGAAGTCAAGAAACTCTCACCCTGGAATCGTATCAGTAAACGTGAAACGACGATGATGAATCGTCCAGTGCAGTTCTATGATATTTCTGGAATTGCGATTCTTGACTACATTCAACTCTATCGAAAGTTCACTTATTCTCAGCAAGAGTCTTATCGTCTTGATAACATTGCTCACGTTGAGTTGGGTGAAAAGAAATTAGATTATTCTGAGTTCGAAACTCTACATCAACTCTACAAACATGACTATCAAAAGTTCATTGAGTATAATATCAAGGACGTTGAACTTGTTGAGAAACTCGAAGATAAGATGAAGTTGATTGAGTTGGCTTTGACTCTTGCGTATGATAACAAAGTCAACTACGACGATGTGTTCACTCAAGTTCGTATGTGGGACGCGATTGTGTACAATTATCTTCTACGCAAGAAGATTGTAATCCCGCAAATGTCGCGCAGTACAAAGAGTTCTCAGTATGAAGGTGCGTATGTCAAAGATCCCATTTGCGGGATGCACGAATGGGTTGCGTCATTTGACTTGAATAGTCTGTATCCGCACTTGATCATGCAATATAACATCTCAATGGAAACTCTCGTTGAGCCAGCGAAGTATAATGACAACATGCGTGGGTTTATTGCTAACTGTAACATCAACGTTGATAATTTACTTCATCAAGAAGTTGACACAAACATTCTAAAAGATCTTGGCGTTACTGTAACGCCGAATGGTCAGTTGTTCCGTATTCAAGAGCAAGGTGTTCTGCCTGAGATTATGGATAGCATGTATAAAGATCGTACACGCTATAAGAAGTTGGCGATTGAAGCCAAAAAGAAAATCGAAACTGTTCTTGAAGATAAGAATCAGGTTCATTATCTTGAGAAACAAGTTGCACGATATAATAACCTGCAGTTAGCAAAGAAGGTTACTCTAAACTCTGCTTACGGTGCACTGGGTAATCAATACTTCCGCTTCTTTGATATTCGTATCGCTGAAGGCATCACGACAGCAGGTCAATTGTCTATTCGTTGGATTGAAAAGAAGATCAACGAATATATGAACAAACTTCTCAAGACTGAAGGTGAGGATTATGTCATTGCTTCGGATACTGACTCAATCTATTTGAACATGGGTCCATTGGTCAAGAAACTTTATCCTGATACTTCTGACACGAAGAAAGTCATCAAGTTCATGAATAAAGTTTGCGATGACAAGATTCAACCATTCATTGATGAGTCGTATGAAGAATTGAAGCAATATGTAAATGCATTTCAACAGCGCATGGAGATGAAGCGCGAGTCACTGGCTGACAAAGCAATCTGGACTGCCAAGAAGCGTTATATTCTAAACGTTCATGATAGCGAAGGCGTCGTATATGCCAAACCCAAACTTAAGATCATGGGGCTTGAAGCGGTTAAATCGTCTACGCCTTCGGCTTGTCGTACGAAGATTAAGGAAGCGATTAATATTGTCATGACGCAAACTGAGGATGATCTTCACAAGTTCATTGAGAAGTTTCGTTCAGAGTTTAAAACTCTACCTGTTGAAGATATTGCATTCCCAAGATCAGTGAATGGTCTGAAAGAATATGCTGATGCTGCAAACATCTTCAAGAAGGGCACACCAATTCATGTCAAGGGTGCTTTGGTTTACAACCACTTGTTGAGAGAAATGAAACTCAACAAACGCTATCAGGAAATTCAAGAGGGTGAGAAGATCAAGTTCATCTATTTGAAACAACCAAACATCTATAACAATAACACTCTTGCGTTCTTGTCAGGTATTCCGAAACAACTTGATGCCGAGCAATACATAGATTATGATCTTCAGTTTGAGAAATCATTTCTTGAGCCGCTGGACATTATTCTTTCTTCTATCAATTGGCAAACTGAAAAGGTTGAAAGTCTTGAGGACTTTTTCTCATGATTAGCGTTATCATTCCAACAATGTGGAAAGCAGAGCATTTAAAGAAAATGCTTCCTATGCTTAATAGTCATCCTTTAATTGGAGAAATCATTCTTATCGATAATGATATGTCAAAAACTGATCATGAATTGTTAAAGCAAATTTCCAAATTGGTTTATTGGACGTTTGATGAGGGTAACATTTTTGTGAATCCAGCATGGAATTTTGGCGCCAGTATCGCAAAGTACGATAAACTGTTTATTTTAAATGATGATTGTTTAATTAATTTGAAATGTTTGGAAAATATTTACAATTTTGTAACACCAAAAATCGGAATGCTTGGATATTCTTTCTTGAGTTATTGTACATATACGATCGATGCATTCGAAACTCTTTGTAGTTCTGGATTTGGCTCAGAAATTAGTTTCGAAATTATTGATCCAGGAAAATTCCCAGATCGTTCTGGGATGCCTCATCCATTTTTTGGTTCTGCATTTTTTATTCATAAAGATAATTATCACAATATTCCAAGTGATTTTAAAATTTATTATGGTGATCTTTTTAATTACATTCAGAATCTTAAGAATGGTTGTAACAACTATACTATTGAGGATGGATTGGTCATGTCTCAGTACTCTTCAACTGTTTCAACAATTTCGAAAGATTTGATCATCCAAGAAAGTAAAATTTTAAAAGATGTTTTTGCATCTCATGGATTAAAAAATATTCGATATTCTCTAAAGAATATGGATGATGAAGATAAAACTTGACAAAGAATACATTTTGGGGTATAATAGAAACATAAGCAATCGATTATGTTGCAATTACTTTTGTTCTTGATATTAAATATAGGATAAAAACAATGAGTCTACTCGAAAAGTTAAAGAAAAATACGACGATTAAAGACACCGCAATTCTTGCGAAGTCGAAATTCTTTGCCGCAAAGGATATGGTTCAAACCAGTATCCCTGTTGTGAACGTCGCATTCTCTGGTGATCTTGATGGTGGTTTCACTCCTGGACTCACGATGTGGGCTGGTCCATCGAAGCACTTCAAGACTGCATTCAGTCTCTTGATGGCAAAAGCATATCAAGACAAGTATCCTGATTCTGTTGTTCTGTTCTATGACTCAGAATTTGGCACTCCGCAAAACTATTTCACTTCGTTTGGTATTGATACCGATCGCGTTGTTCATACTCCAATCACGGACGTTGAGCAATTGAAGTTTGATATTATGCAACAGTTGACTCAGATTGAGCGTGGCGAGCGCGTGATGATCGTCATCGACTCAATTGGTAATCTGGCTTCAAAGAAAGAAGTTGAGGATGCGTTAGACGGTAAGTCAGTGGCTGACATGAGTCGCGCAAAGCAAATTAAATCCCTGTTCCGTATGGTGACCCCACACCTTACACTGAAGGACATTCCGATGGTGGTTGTAAATCATACCTATAAAGAGATAGGTCTGTATCCCAAGGATATTGTCGGTGGCGGAACAGGTTCCTATTACTCTGCTGATAATATTTACATTCTCGGTCGCCAACAGGAAAAAGATGGCACTGATCTAATCGGTTACAACTTTATTATCAACGTTGAGAAGTCTCGTTATGTTCGTGAAAAAGCAAAGATCCCTGTCACTGTTCGTTTCGATGGTGGCATTTCTAAGTACAGTGGTCTTCTTGACATGGCACTTGAGTCTGGTCATGTTACAAAGCCAAATGTAGGCTGGTATGCTAAAGTCAATACTGAAACTGGCGAGGTTGAATCCAAGAAATGGCGTTTGGCAGATACTGAATCACCAGAATTTTGGGATAGTATTTTGACAAGTGATTCGTTTAAAGAATGGGTTCGCAATAATTATCAATTCAGTTCTGCTGTTGCTGGTAATCTTTCAGTTGATGTAGAAGAGGCTGAAGATGATTGAGAATCTAATCGCCAAACTTGAGTTTTGGTACGTCAAAAAATTCTTTAAAGTTGACAAGCAATACACCTTCTTTGTGGATCTTAATGGTCCACCAGGAAGTTTTGCTATTAAATTCTTGGGCAAATATGAAGGTGTAATCGTAGAATTTACTGACGTCAAAGTGAGTGATGGTGGTTTATTGAATTTTGATTATGATGTTATCTCAAATGTAAACAATGTAAACGTCAAAAGCAAATCATTTGTGCGATTTACTTCTAACGTGATGCGTAGTATACTTCTGAATGCAATTGAAAATACAGTGAAGGAAGGCAATGAAAACGGAAACATTGATTTTGTCGAATCTGATGCGGAACGAGTCTTTCATGAGGAAGACCTTGCCCTTTCTGAAGAAAGAGTATCTGACAGAAAGTCACGAAAGAAAACTATTCGAGGAAATAAGAGAGTTCATTCTAAAGTATAACAGTCTGCCGCCAACAGCAGCACTGGAGATTAGTCTAAAAGAATCTACCAAACTCACAGAAGTTGAGTTAAATAAGTCGCTTGAACTGCTAAAGGAAATATCAAGTGACAAATCAGAACAAAAACTCGAATGGCTTCTTGACACTGCGGAAAAGTTTTGTCAAGAAAAAGCAATCTATAATGCAATCATGGATAGTATTCAGATCCTGGATGGCAAAGATCAAGCGAGGGGCAAAGGAAGCATTCCTACTCTTTTGTCTGATGCTTTGGGGGTTAGTTTCGATCCTCACATTGGTCACGACTTTTTGGATAGTTACGCTGATCGCTACGATTTTTATCATCGTATCGAAAAAAGAATTCCCTTCGATCTGGAGTATTTCAACAAGATCACTAAAGGAGGATTACCGCAAAAGACCCTTAACATTGCTCTTGCAGGTACTGGCGTCGGCAAGTCTCTGTTTATGTGCCATGTGGCTGCTTCTTGCCTAACTCAGAACTATAACGTCCTCTATATTACTCTTGAAATGGCTGAAGAGAAGATCGCTGAACGTATTGATGCGAATCTTCTCAATGTAACTCTTGATGATCTCATGAACATGCCGAAAGACATGTATGAGAAACGTATGAATAAACTCAAAACTTCCGTCAAGGGTAAGTTAATCATTAAGGAATATCCAACTGCTTCTGCGAATCCTGCTCACTTCCGAGCATTGATCAACGATCTGGCTCTCAAGAAAAACTTCCGTCCAGATATTATCTTTGTTGACTATCTAAATATTTGTGCATCTTCAAGAATTAAGGCAGGTGCGAATGTTAACTCGTACACATACATTAAAGCGATCGCTGAGGAACTTCGTGGACTCGCGGTTGAGAACGCCGTACCTATTTTTTCAGCTACTCAGACAACTCGCTCAGGATTTAGTAACTCTGATCCTGGGTTGGAAGACACTTCAGAGAGTTTTGGTCTCCCTGCTACTGCTGATTTCATGTTTGCTCTTGTTAGCACTGAAGAACTGCAGCAGTTAAATCAGATTCTCGTCAAGCAGTTGAAGAATCGTTATAATGATCCGAATCTTCACAAGAGATTCACGATTGGTATTGATCGAGCGAAGATGAAACTTTATGATCTTGAGCAGAAAGCACAAGATGCTGTAATGCAGGAAAACGAATCAAAGCCTGTTTTTGATCGTGGTCGAAGCACAGATAAGTTTAAGAATCTGAAAGTGTAATGCAACTCAAGAAAATAGAAAAAAAGGTCTATGCTCTTGCCGAAACTTGGGTCGGAGAGAAACATATTCCTTCTATGATTCGACAACTAAACAAAGCATTTAAATCTTACATTGTTTGTTTCTCATCAGAACGATTTGATGATGAATACTATCCCGATCATAATGTGATTGTCAACGGACATTACTGTGTGAGAATCTCGGATATAATTCCTGAGCACATTTACATTTGCCTAAACTTTCCTGAAGATTCAAAGAAAGCAATCATAACTGAAGAGGGTGCACGAAATCTAGCAATAAAAATTATTCGTGCGATTCATCATGAGTATCGCCACAAGCATCAACAAAAGCAACGTCCATTGCTGCTTCAAAAAGAATATAAGCCAAAACCAAAACAGAATAAGATGAAGGCTATGTATTATGGCAATCCAGACGAGTTAGATGCGCATGCATATGAAACACAGGCTGAGAAATTCGATATAAATAAACTTCGAAAGGCACATAAGATTGGTTGGAGAGAATGCGAAGCCATTTTTATGTATCGTAAGCACTTTCGAAAGCAAGATCCTAAAGTCTGGAAAAAGTTTTTAAAGAAAGTCTATAGACTTAATGCGAATTAAAGGTAACAATAATGGCAAACTTAAATAACTATGCTCGAAAAAAAGCAGAAGTGGATAAAGAAAAGGCTAAAATTCGCAAAGAAGCAGACGCATTAATTCAAAAAATTTATAGAGAATCTAAAAAGCCCCAAACAGACTATCAAGTGATTGCAAAAATCGTATCTGATCTTAAAATGAGACTTGATAAGATTGTAGATTAATTATTCTACAATTTGTAATTAATCTGGAGTGATATAATTATGAGAAAGGGGATTATTCTATCTGGTGGAATGGGCACTCGTCTTTACCCATGCACCGAAGTAACATCAAAACAACTTCTTCCTGTATATGATAAACCATTAGTTTATTATCCATTATCAACACTGATGATGGCTGGTATTCGCGATATTATGATCGTGAATTCACCAAATGATTCAGAAGCATTTAAACGTCTTTGTGGAGATGGTTCTCAATGGGGAATCAATATCTCATATTGCATTCAGAAAGAACCAAAAGGTATTGCTGAATGTTTTCGTATTTGTGAAAAGTGGATTGGAGAAGATGATGTTACTCTAATTCTTGGAGATAATATTTTCTACGGCAATGAATTGATCAATCGATTCAATTCAGCAACTTGGAATAATGTTGGCTGCACTCTGTTTGCATATCACGTGAGTGATCCTGAACGATTTGGTGTGGTTGAAGTTAATGAACATGGAGATATTATTGGGATTATTGAAAAACCAAAATATCCTCCAAGCAATTATGCAGTCACTGGACTTTACTTTTACGACAATAAAGTAGTAGACTATGCATGGCAGATCTCTCCTTCAGCAAGAGGTGAGTTAGAAATTACAGATATCAATAATTTGTATTTGAAGAATCATGATGTAAAGGTTGAGTATCTTAATCGTGGTATTGCTTGGATTGATACTGGCACATTCGAATCTCTTGCTGAGGCATCAACCTTCGTTGGTTCTGTTCAGCGTAGAACAGGAATGATGATTGCTTGCCCAGAAGAAATTGCATTTAAGAATGCGTGGATTACTGAGAATCAAGTTCGTGCATCAGCAGACAAATATCATAAATCAGATTATGGCAAGTATTTGAGCAAAATTTTGAATATTCATGAGTATAAGAAATGATAAAACCAACAAATAAAGTTGTTGTAGTCGGTGGTGGTAGTTCTGGCTGGATGTCAGCAGCTGCTCTTATACGCACATTTCCAGAAAAAGATATCGTTGTAATTGAAAGTCCAGACGTTCCAACTGTTGGTGTTGGTGAAAGCACATTAGGTCAATTTAAAACTTTCTGCAACTTCCTTGAAATTGAAGAAGAAGATTTCATGAAGTTCACTGATGCAAGTTATAAGATGAGCATCAAATTCACAAACTTCTTTGCAAATGACTCAAGCAGTTTTCATTATCCGTTCGGCATTCCATTCACAAAAAACACGCTAAATGGACTTGATGATTGGTTTGTAAAAAAGGCAATGTTTCCAGAAACTCCAATTTCTGATTTTGTCCATTGCTACTTTCCATCTGCTGCGTTGTTTGAAAGAAATAAATTCTCAGAAAATCTTGATGGCAAATTCGAAAGTTTCAATCCAAAAACTGATGTTGCTTATCACTTCGATGCAATTAAATTTGCTTTGTGGTTGAGAGATCGATATTGTAAACCACGTGGCGTTAAACATATTCAAGCAACAGTCACAGACATAAAAGTCGGTGAGAATGGAATTGAGAAACTTGTTTTAAATACTGGTGATGAGATTCGATCAGACTTGTTTATTGATTGCACAGGCTTTAGAAGTTTATTAATTGGTGATGCGCTTAAACAAGAATTTTTCTCATATGGTGATGTGCTTCCAAACAATCGTGCATGGGCGGCTCAGGTTCCATATAAAAATAAATCTATAGAACTCGAAGCATATACACATTGCACGGCGATTGAGAATGGATGGGTCTGGAATACTCCAGTTTGGACTCGTATTGGTACTGGATATGTTTACAGCGACAAATTTGTAGATCCAGAAACTGCTCTTGAAGAATTTAAACGTCATCTAATGAGTGACAAAATGGTTTGTCCTCGTACTAGAGAAGAAGTTGAAAGTCTCAAGTTCAGAGACATTTCAATGCGCGTTGGTGCATACAAAAACACATTTGTTAAAAACGTTGTTGCAATTGGTCTTTCTGCTGGATTTATTGAGCCATTAGAATCAAATGGATTGTTTACAGTTCATGAATTTCTTTATAATCTATTGAAACTATTACAGCGCCCAGCAATCACTCAATTGGATAAAGAGTTATATAATATACACACATTTAGAATGTGGAAGAGTTTTGCAGACTTTGTTGCGCTTCATTATGGATTTAGCACAAGAGATGATACCCCATATTGGAAAGCGAATTTAAATAGAAGTCATTGCAAAGACGGACCAGATATATTTCATGAGACGTTAATTAGATCTATGTTCAATACTCATTCAAATCCAGGAATGATTGATGGTATTAATTGGATTGCTGTTGGCATGCACCATTTCTTCTATGATAAAATCAATTTTGATAAGTCTATGATGAATGCAGAGAACATCGGTAAATATAAAAGAACCTTTAGAATTTTTGAAGATAAAAAAGAACGTTGGAGAAAATTTGCTGATGATGCTCCAAGTTTATATGAATATCAGAAACAAAAAATATATAATGAAGAGTGATTTATGAATATATTAGTTATTGGTCGAGGTTGGGTTGGTCATAAAATGTTCACTGAACTTGTTATTCGTGGGCATGTCGTTAAGTATGTGCCACATTCTTATAATATTGAGAAAGCTGGAATTCAACATGATTGGGTTGTCAATTGCGCTGGACTTACTGGCAAACCAAATGTTGATGCTTGCGAGAAAGAAAAGAGAAAAACATTTGAAGCAAATGCAATATTTCCAGTGTTGTTGTATGAACAATGCAAAAGGATGAATATTAAATTTGCTCACTTTTCGAGTGGATGCATTTACAAAGGAACTATTGATTCTGTAAATGCTGAACCAAACTATTTTGGCAGTACATACTCGATCAGCAAAGGCATTTCTGATAGTTACTTGATTGATAAAGCAGTTGTGTTTAGAATTCGAATGCCATTTACTAGTGCATACGAAGATAAAAATTTATTCACAAAGTTGACCAAATATGCTAATTCAGGTAAACTAGTAGAAGGTGGTCCAAATTCACTAACTGATTTGGATGAAGCAGTTTCTGTTGCGTGCGATATTATCGAACGCAATTTAGGTGTTGGTCCATACAATCTTGTAAATACAGGAACTGTCACAACGCATGAAATTGCTGAGATGTTGGGATTAGAATCGCAATGGTATACTTCTGAAGAATTTAAAGCAATAACTGCTGCTGACCGATCGAATTGTGTGATTCCAAGTTACTCAGGAATGAGCGACGTGAAAGAAGCATTAGCAAAAAGAATTGAAACATTTAGAGGATTATATGACTGGATCTGACGTGAAAACAATGATTGAAGAACTTGTTGCTGCTGTTGGTACGCCGAAGTATGCTTACAACTGCAAAGAATTCAATCCTGAAAAAGATACAATTTTTTATTCAGGTCCGTATTGGGATGAGAAAGAAATTATCGCTGGTGTCACTGCATTCTTGACAGGCAAGTGGCTTGTTTCTGGTGAGAACGTTGCCAAGTTTCAATGGGCATTCGGTCACAAGTTCAATGTCAAACACTGCCACATGGTCAACTCTGGTTCATCAGCCAATCTTACCATGGTTGCTGCTCTCAAGAAACGTCTTGGTTGGAAAGATGGTGATCAAGTTATCGTGTCACCAGTTGGCTTCCCAACTACAATTGCTCCATTGGTTCAAAACGGATTGACTCCTGTATTCGTTGATATTGAAATGGATACACTTAATTTTAATCTTGATCATGTTGAGAAGTGGATTACTGATAAGACTGTTGCTGTTTTCGTTTCGCCTGTCCTTGGCAATCCACCAGACATGGATCGCATTGCTCGACTCTGCGCAGAAAACGACATATATTTGATTGGTGATAACTGCGATTCACTTGGCACAAAGTGGAATGGTAGATTATTGACAGACTATTATTATTCATGGACCACTTCTTTTTATCCAGCGCATCACATGTCGACTGGAGAGGGTGGAATGGTGTGCTCAAATGACGAAGAACTTATTAATACAGCGCGTTCAATTAGTTGGTGGGGTCGTGATTGCCGTTGCGTCGGTGCTGCTAATCTATTGGCTTGCGGGACATGCGGTAATCGCTTTGATAAATGGCTTGAAGGCTATAATGGGATAATTGATCACAAGTATCTCTTCTCAAATATGGGATACAATCTCAAGCCACTTGATCTTCAAGGTGCAATTGGCATTGAGCAGTTGAAGAAGATTGATGACATTGACGTGAAGCGTCGTGCCAATTTTAGTCGCATTAAGAATCTATTTGAAAAGTATGTTCCTGGTGTTCGTGTTGCTTCTGCTCTCGATAAAGCAGATCCTTCTTGGTTCGGTGTTCCATTAATTACAGATACACCTGAACTCAAAGAAAAACTCCAGGCATACTGCGAAGCAAATAGAATTCAAACTCGTAACTACTTTGCTGGAAATATTCTATTGCATCCTGGTTACAAGCATCTTGATGATGCTTCGAAGTATTCGAATGCAAACAAGGCGTTGAGCAATGTATTTTTCGTCGGTTGCCCACCACATTATGGCGAAGAAGTTTTTGCTTATTATGAGAGTGTAATCTCAAAATGGCATTCGTAAATGTTTTCGGAGGATACGGATTTGTCGGAAGCGAGTATTGTAAAATCTCGAAGAATGGGCTCATCATTAACTATCGAGACAATTACGAAGTACGCAGTGCGGAGTGTGTTTACTTTATTAGCACTGTTGACAATTATAATGTACACTTCGATAACCTATTGGATATTAATACTAACCTCGTTGTCTTGATGAAGGTTCTGGATAGTTATCGCAAATATATACAGAGAACTGGTGAGAAAGGTTGTTTTAATTTCATTAGTTCCTGGTTTGTGTATGGCAAAGATTCTGGATTCGGTGCAGGTTCTTGTGGAATCTCGGAGACTGAGTCTTGTGATCCAAAAGGATTTTATTCAATCACAAAGCGTTGCGCAGAACAATTGCTTATTTCTTATTGCGAAACGTTCAATCTAAACTATCGTATCTTGAGGTTGGCAAATGTTCTTGGAAAAGATGATAAAAAAGTTTCCTCAAAGAAGAATGCACTCCAGTATCTACTCGGAGAACTCAAAGCAAACCGCCCAGTCGACCTCTACGACTCTGGTTATTTTTATCGCGATTATATTGACGTTAGGGATTGTGCTCGTGCTATCGACCTTTGTGTTCGATCTGGGCAACAAAATAGCATCTATAATATCGGCAACGGTAAGGGTGTAATCTTTAGAGACATTGTTCGTTATGCTAGAGACGCAATGGACTCTGGATCTAAAATTAATACGATAGAACAGAAAGAGTTTCACAAGAAAGTTCAATCCTCTCGCTCTTTCTTTATGGATAATACGAAGTTAATGGCTCTCGGATATCGCCCTGCATATACGATCAATCAAACGATCGATGACATTATACACGACACATTAACTGATAAAAATAACTAAATATACTATAATCCCACAGTGTGGAGAGAGTATGTTTAGTTTTAAAGACTATATTCCATTATTAACAGAAGAAAAGAAACCTGCTCGCGGAATCTTACATCTTCCGCACCCTTCTGAATCAGCATTCCACAATCGTCGTGGAGCAGTAGGATCAACTCTCTCTAAAATTCAAAATGTGATCAATGGAAAGGCTCCGTTGACTCGAAAGATCGACGATCGCATGTCATTCCAGGCTATTCGCGATGAGCAAGGTAGAATCGGAGTTAAGTATAAAGGTCAAGGTGCAACCTATAACTTCTCTCCAGAAGATATTAAAAAGCAACACAGCGAAAAGCCATATATCGCTGGTCCACTTCTAAATCTCCATAAACATATTCATAAAATTCTTCCAGAAGGTCCAGGAGAATATCAAGGTGGATATTTAAGTTCTTTGAATGATCGCACTGAAGAGGATGGTAAGATTGGGCACAAACCAAATACTATTCGCTATTCTGTAGATAAAAACTCTACAGAAGGTAAAAAATTGGCTAAAGCCCCAATCAGCGTTGTCGTCCATTCTCGAATTGATGCAAGCGGAAAGGCATCTCCGCTAGAGGCTGGTGCACTAAAAGAACATCCAGATGTTCACGTGATGAGTCATGTTGTAAGTGATGAAGAAAGAAAAATTCCAGCTGCATCAAAGAGAAAAGCACTCGAACATATTGCAGCTGCAAAGAAACTCGCAAAAGATCAATCAACGAATCATCACGAAGGTCATGAAGAAACCCTATTGCGTTATGCAAACTCAACAGTTGATACTGGCGAGAAGCCAAGCGCAAAAGGTTACACAAAGTTCTTACAACAATATCATCAAAAGAAAATTGACAAAGTTAAGACTGATAAAGCGAAGGCTCAGAAAACTGAGACTATGAGAGCTGCAATTAATCATGTAAATGACAATCTTGATAAGTTTGATAAGACCTTCGAAATTCACCATCACATTCATCAAGCAACACAAGCAGTTGCAAATACTCTCTCAAAAACAGCACATGGTGGTTATTCTCATCACATTGATGGTCAAGAAGCTGCTGGTGAAGGTTTTGTTTCTGGAGGAATGAAGTTTGTTCCTCGAGCATTTACTGAAGCAAATCGTAAACGTTCAGCAGAATTTAAAGCAGCAAAAGAGCAAAAGAGCGTACTATGAGTAAGGCAACATTTACATTTGGTAGATTTAATCCTCCAACTGAAGAAGGTCATGGCAAATTGGTCAGTGCTGTTATTGATCATGCTGAGAAAACTGGAGGAAAACACTATGTGTTTCCATCGCACTCTCAAGATAAAAAGAAAAATCCATTGACTCATGGTGATAAAGTTCATGCGATGAATCGCTTGTTCCCAAATGCAAATGTTGTTGCTCATAATAAAGTTCGCACTGCAATTGATGCAATGAAGCATTTAGAGAAGCAAGGTCATAAAGAAGTTACCATGGTTGTTGGTTCTGATCGTGTTGATAATTTCCACTCTCTACTCAATAAATATAGAACCAAAGAATATCCAGGAATCAAAAAAGTAAACGTAGTTTCAGCAGGCAATCGTGATCCAGATGCAGAAGGAGAAGAAGGCGAATCTGCTTCTAAACATCGAGCATTGGTAGCTGCTGGAAAAAGAGACGAATTTATTTCAAAATACAGCGATCCAAAATTGGGCGCACATATACATGATAAGGTAAAAGCAGGTATGCAAATGGAATCAGTTTCACCAGTTGGTATTTTCTTACTTGGCGGTCCAGGAAGTGGAAAAGATTATGTTTTGAAGAATATTTTTTCACGTTTTGACTTGATCGAAGTTCAAGCAGATCAAATTTTAAATGGTGCTGCTTCAGAATTACTCGAGCAAAACGTTAACATCGTAATTAATGGTGTTTCTGATTCAAATAAGATTGCAGATATTCAAACTTTCCTTGAGGGATATACTTTTGATTTTGTTCATGTTTCTGTTACAAATAAAGTTTCACGTATGCGCAATGAACAACGTGAACAACCACTCGTAGAAACAAAACGCATTGATAAATTCCTCAAAGCAGAAAAACTTGCTGAAGAAACTGGTGCATTCGTTTTCAACAATTCAATCAATCTCAATGAATCATCAGAGATGGAAAGAGTATTCTTCGGTTCACAAATCGAAAGACTCTTAGAGAGAGTGGTCAATTTGGGTCTCGAAATGAAAGCAAATCCAGAACCAAAAGCATTTACAGTGATCAAGGAAAAGTATTTCCCACCAGTAGCAAAGCACAAGTCAGGATTGCCAAAGAAGTATGTTGGTAAACTTTCAGACACAACCGCTGCTGCTCGTAAGGCTCATTGGAAAAAGATGGGCAAGTTATCAGATAGCGATCCAAGAGCGTATGAGCCAGCTCCTGGTGATGCAACATCAAAAACGAAACCAAGCAAACATACAATTGCTGTTCGTAAGATGATGGGTGAACAAATTGAAGGCGATCTGAAGAAGCCACATACTGTTGAAAACATTGCGAAAAAGCACGACGTAACTGTTGATGTAATTAACAAAGCATTAGAGCATGGCATCAAAGTTGAGATGGAGCACACAAAAGATAAAGAAACTGCTCAAACAATCGCATTAGCACATCTTTGGGAAAAACCAGATTACTATAAATTGTTAGCGAAAATGGAGCAGGTTCAACCACCTGTTGATCATGTTGCTGCTGAAAAGAAAATGGAACGCGAAAGAAGAATTCGCGACACTCGAGTTTTAACTCATCAAAATCGCCACATCCATCAAGCAGCAATGGGTGAAGCCATTCGTCGTGTTCCACGCAGCGGAAATATTACGGCAGTAAATCAAAAAAGAGATTTAAACGATGCTGAAAGAGCAGCATTTGAAAAAGCCAAGAATGCAATTGCAACATCAAAAGTTCAAGAAGAAGTAATTGATGAAGGCGCAGCAGATACTTCATTGGCAGCAAAAGCCAAAAAGTCTGGCATCTCACTTGGAAAACTTCGTAAAGTGTATAATCGTGGGGTGGCTGCTTGGAATTCTGGACATCGTCCAGGAACAACACCACAACAGTGGGGTCATGCTCGTGTAAATTCTTACATCAATAAGGGTAAGACATATTATACAGCAGATAAAGATTTGCGTGAAGATACAGATATTAATGATCTATTTGAAATGCAACTAGTGGGCACGGACGAATACCGAAAGCATGCTATTGCTATGACACCAGGACAAGGAGAAATTGAAGATGCTTTCCCAGTTAAGAGCCCAAATAAGAAACCTGTGGCAGTTCCTGCAAAGAAAGGCGAATCAATCGTCTCTCAATATACAGAGCACACAAATTGCGGAACGCCAGATTGCTGCGGAGAATGCTCTTCGAATGATGAGAATAGAGGAACAAATGAATCAAGTGTTCCAAGATCTTTCAGAGCAATCAGAGAAGCGTCCAAGAAAGAAGAAATAGATCCAACGCCAACTTTGAATACAAAAAGAAAGAAATCTACAAATAATCCACAAACATATAATTCAACTCTTGGTGGATTGATGGTTTCTCCAAAACATTCAATGTTCGAGGCTGACGCAGAAAAGAAGAAAGATTTCATGCCAACACCTCGTCAAGTACCACCACCTCCAGGCGGTCATCCAGTTCCAAAAGGATACAAAAGAGTTAGAGATAATATTGCTGGATGGAAATTGGTCAAAGAAGAAGGCGAACCAGAATTAACATTAGAAGAAGCAGTATCATATCACCTCGAAAATAAAATCTCTTTCACTGAGAATGTTTTCCGTCCAGGATCAGATATGTTCTTTGAAATGATTAGCGAAGCCAAGCGTCTTTATTCTGAAGGTAGATATGAACCGAAAGACGAATGGGAAAAAGATATGTTGGATTCAAACATCGGCGAAATTGCTGAATTTGAAGGTCAACAAGTTGTTCTTGATTATCCTATCGAAGAAGGTCTTGAAGAATGCTGGTCTGGTTACACACAAAAAGGAATGAAGAAAAAGGGTGATAAGATGGTCCCTAACTGTGTTCCTATGAATGAAGAAGATAAAACCAACGGTAAAGGTATCGGCAAGCCATGGCAAGAAGGTGGTGGTGGAGCCGTTTACGTTAAGGTTGGTGACAGCGTCCGCAAGATCAGTTTTAGCAAATCTGGAATGAAGAAAAGGTATATGGATCCAGCAGCTACAAGATCATTTGTCGCTCGTCATCGTTGCTTAACAAATAAAGATAAGACCAGTGCATCCTACTGGGCATGTCGTTGGCCACGTTTCTTCAGTAATTCTGGAAAGATATGGTGGTAAATGGTTGATAAGCCATACATTGACGAAAAACTAAATACTTGGACGTTCTTGCGCACATTTAAGCATGACGTTTTAACTGAAGAATTAGTATGGCATCGCGATGAAAGAGGCAGATATATTGAGGTTTTAGAAGGTATTGGTTGGGAAATACAATTTGATGATCGATTGCCAAGAAAATTAATTAAGGGTGATCACTTTTTTATACCTGCCAAAACCTTTCACAGAATTAAACGTGGAACGACAGACTTAAAGTTAAAAATTGAGGAATTTGATGAAATATCATAATCTAGTTGAACAAGCAGAGACGATGATCAATGAGCAAGCAGAACCTGCTCTTATTGATGCACTCACAAACGTTTTCGCAGATGCCTTTGTTTTTTACTTTAAGGCTCACTCTTTTCATTGGAATGTAATTGGAAAAGATTTTCCTCAATATCATAAGTTCTTCGGTAAAATCTATGAAGGTGTTTTCAGCAATATGGATAAACTCGCTGAGGAGATTCGCGCTTTAAATGCACCAGCTCCGATGAATCTTGCAACATTAATTGCAAATTCTAAGATTATGGAAAATAAAGATACATTAACTGCAACAGAAATGGTTGCTGCTCTTACAGCAGATAATACAAAAATTCTTGCTGGTCTTTTAGCATGCGCAAAAATGGCAGAAGCCGCAGATGAAATTGGACTTAACGACTTTCTCACTCAACTCTATGACGAGCACAAGAAATTGGCTTGGATGTTGTCATCAACTCTAAAGGTTCTATAAATGTCAGAAGCAGCATGGAATAAAGCATTTACTCAGGGTTCTACCGAACTCAAAAATCGCTTAAAGAAAGTTCACGCAAATAATCCAAAGTTTCAATCTTGGTTAAAATCTAGTGGACATGGCGCTGGAGCCAGTGTAAAACAAGCATCAAAAGAAATCAAACCATCTGAAAGAGTGAAAGCACTTCAAACTAAAAGTTTGAAAGCATACGGTGCTACAAAGGGGTTGAAAGTTGGCGGTGAGCATGGTAGCGGAGAAATGAAAGATACAATCGCTCCATTGACTCGCGATCAACATTCTAAAGTTCAGGCTGCTGCGCGTGCTGCTAAAACCGCTGAGAAACCAGCCGCTGCACCAAAAAAACTATTAACAAAAGATCAAAGAATGTCTGCAATTGCTGCTGCTGTTCGTAAAGCGCAAACAAAACACGATGTTCCTACAATGGAACCAGATGATGAAGGTCATGATGATCTAAGAGATCTTCATCAGTCATTGCATATTCGTAAAGGATATAACGAAGAGGCATCTCCAATGATCAAGCCACCTACAAATAGATTTGATAAAAAATCTGATGCCTTTGCTCACGCAGAGAAACATGGCGGTAAGGTATACAAACAAACATATACTGATTCTAAGGGTCAACAAACAGTATCATATTCTGTTAAAAAAGAAGAAGTTGAACTTGAAGAAGGTAGAATGAAAGATATCGTCACCGATCGTCAAGAAAAAGAAAGATTAAAGGCTCAAGATGTATTGGGCGGTCCAGTCAAAACAAGAACAGGAAATGAACCAAAAGGTACGCTTCCACTCGGATTTCGCCAAGCGCGCAATATTGCTCGCAAGGCAATGAAAGCAGGCAAAACAGTCACAGAATCTACCACAGAGGTAAACGAAATGTCATCACATGGTAAAAAACTCGCCAAAATGATCATGGCAAAACAATCAAAGCATCCAATTGCTCAAATGATGGGCGAAGCTGGGGACGAACCAAGACATACAGCCGATGCTGGTGAGTATGATTACGAGGGTGACATGGCAAAGTCTCAATTGCGTAGCATTATGACCAACGCAAAGCGTTTGCACGATATGCTCGAAGATCAAACAAATCTTCCTGAGTGGGTTCAAAGCAAGATCACTCTTGCTGAAGACTATGTTCTCACTGCTGCCAACTATATGGAAGGCGAGATGAACGAAGGGTACGGTGGAAAATTTCCTAAACAATGGCAAAAAGAAATGGAAAAGATTCCATCCACATCAACCGTGGTGCATAAAGATAAAACAGTTGTCACCACTAAAAAAGATGGTAAAGTTGTTGACGTAAAGACAACTAAAAACGAAGAAGTCGAGCAAGTAGATGAGAAAATCAATCTCGTCAAAGCCAAGATGGGCGATGTAATCAAGGACTTCCAGAAGTCTGATGCTCCACAATTTAAAGGTAAGAGCATGGAAAAGCGTCGTGAGATGGCAATTGCTGCTAAACTCGGCGCAGAACGCGAAGTTAAGGAAGAAGTCGAGCA